AAGGAGCTACTGCCTTAATCATATGTTTAAATGCTTGATGCCCACCAATCAATTGCGGTTCTGTCACTGCATTCATTTCCCAATAAATATCATTCCAATCAACAATATCTCCGATTTCTGGATAAAATCCAGCTTCACTTAACGTTGTACGATGAAAATACATTTCTAAATTAGCAGTCAAATCTGGTCCGAACTCATCTTGTTCAATAACAGGCTCTTCAAATGAAATTAAACAATTAACTCTAAATCCCTGTTCAAAATGCTTCGTTGATGATTCTCCATAAAGATTTGTTTCAGTATCATCAACTGAAATTTTATAAATATCAACGTACTGGCCGAGTATATCATCAATTAACTCTTCATTAAGAACATCAAAAAGATCCACCTCTTTTTGTGGGATAAAAAATGGTTTAATCGCCGCCATGGCATTATCCTATATAAATCAGAAGGGGTGATCTAGCGAGAAGCTGTTGATTGGCTTCTGCTGTATCGGCTTCAGCTCGTGATCTTTCTGATAATGTAACACTATCAAGAAATTCTTTGAGTTCCTCAAGGAGCATTGTTTTTTCTTCTCTTCCTTCTGCCTTTAATGCTTCACCATCCATTGATACTTCTCCATTTGGTAATGGTAAAGCGGCATATTTACTTCTAATAATACCGAGAAGTTCTTTTGATAATGCTAATGCATATTTCCGTATCCACTGCCTCCCAGCCGCATTTATTTCATTATAAGTTATAAACTTATATGGAATATTACTCGGATCTGTAACTCTATTTGATGTTGAACTCCTTGTAGTAGAAACCTGCTCATCCCTCACATAATAATGAAACCAAATTTTATCACCTGCATCTCCAGATGCTGGTCTCGGAAATATTCTTAATTTATTATTCACTAACTCAAATGAATACGCAGACTTTCTAACTAAATCATTAGTTTCAATTGCTTGTGCCCGACTTATATCATGTGATATTGGTCTCATTATATATGTAACTGCCGGTGCTACATTACTCATTCCAAAAGCATCTAACATATTTCGCTGTTCGAAACTTCCTGCAAATGGATCGTAAAATCTAGTTATCGCGGATGGGCCCATATTGAAAACTCTTTGTATTTCTAATCTTTTTCCAGTATGACTGCTAGATATATTTGATTCTGTCTGCAGATCATATACTTGTTTACTACTTGAAAGAGATATCGAACCGGTATGTAACGTTATTTCGCCCCCTACATTTACTGCCTCGCCATATTGCTTTGATAAGTGAAATGCTGTGCCTAAATGTCCATGCGTAACCGAAATACTTCCAGTTCCCATTGTAGCTGACGAAGTTGAATTGCTCCACTGAGAACCCGAATTTTTAGTATCTGCGCCATATGAATCCCATAACCAATTTTTCATATTATAGTTATTTATATGAAGAGAATATTCTGATACTGCTTCTTCAAAACATGCCCATATCGACCCTGAATTAAATTCAAGTTGCATAACTGGATGGCCAAGTCTTCTCGCTGTCCATTTACATACATCAACACTTTCGCTTATAAATGCTGCATCTGCATCGTATGTGCCGTATGGAGTCGGTCCAGACCCAGTCCCAGCAGCTTTTGCCACTGATGATGATAAAAATCCTATAGTAGTAGGATCAGCATATAGATAACTAAACTTTGACATTTTAAATCTCCAATATTATATTATAGTTGTCTTATATAAATATGAAGATTAATGATATAGATGAGTAAAAAAAAAGGCAGAATGAATCTGCCCTTTTTGGTTTTAAAACATTTTAAGGTTTATTAACTGTCGTTATTAATGACCAAGAAATGAATCTTGCTAGCAGTTGCTGAAGTTGAACCAACCGAATCTGGATGATTTACATTAATAATAAAACTCCCAGCAGCAATTGTATGTACTGTTGCAATAATACACGTATTATCAGTTGTATTTTCATCTTGTGTTGTGACTAAAATTACAGAATCAGCTTGAACTTTATCATTGGTAACTGTAAATTCTGCATTCGTTGCATTAGCAAGTGCTGCAGCAGCTAATGTGATAACACCTGCTCGTTTATTAAGCGTTACAGCTGTCGCGTGATTAGTTGCTTGAGTGACAGTTCCAGTATCTAACCCCTGAGTAGCAGCTGAAGCCGCAACCCTATCTCGATCATCTAAGTTATACTTCAAACCTTCAAATGTATGAGTATTTTTTATAAATGCCATTTTATTTCTCCACTATATGCTCGGGAGCTGACATTAATCAGCTCCCTCACAGATTAAGATATTAATTAAATAAGATGCAAGTCAGCTACGAATATCTTCGCGTAGAATTCAGGTCTAATCATCTTCTTCGCATACCGTGTCATCACGCCTTTCCTTGGTGTGAAATCATTAGGATCGTACACCAGAGGAGTCATGATCAACGGAACGTAAGGAGCGTACACAGCACCAGTTTCTAAGAAATTGGTACCTCTAAATCCAACCAAAATAGTATTTTCATCCATATATGGATTCTTGTATACTGTCCATCGGTTGTTAAGTGCACCTACTTTCTGAACACCCATTGCGAATGAATTTTGATTGCCATCCGTATCGGTCATATATCCTGGAATGGATTCCAAAATCGTCGCAACTGAAGGACCACAGACTACAAAATTCGCTCCACCACGTAGTGTCAGTTTATGAATTTCGTTTGAAACTTTCTGAATTTTACCAAGTAATGTCTGGTACCATTCAAAACGTGTTCCATAGAATGTAGTGTTTTCAAATGCTGAAGATTGTGAATTGTAATCATTACCCTGTTTTGCTGACCAGTAATCAACTGTCTGTGCATCAGAGATCAACATATCGAGAATTTCTAAATCGATTTCCATCGAAACGTATTCTGTCAACATCGCTGTCAATTCAGCTTCGCCATCAACACTATGATAAGCATTAAGATCTTGAGCAAGCTCAGGAGTCCAAACAGCTTTCAATTTACGTGTTTTGGCAACAATAGCACGTGATTTCAGATCAATATCGACTTGCGGGATCTGCAACGAATCTTTCGTAGCATCTCCACCAACATCTTCAAAATCACCACGCGAACCTTCTGTAGTGTATTTTGGATAATGCAAAACCATTGACTCGTCTATAAAATCACCAGTAGCTGAAGCTGATGCAAACCATGTTAATGTTCCGGCTGCTCCTTCAACTCCAGAAATACTAAAAAGTTCTGGGTATATTCTATTAATCTTATCTCCAGAGCCAATATCAGCACCATTCGGATTATCATCACTAATTGAACCTGATGCGATTACACATGCTCTAATGGCTAACTTATCTACATCAGTCGCTGTTAAAACACTGGTTATTTTAAATATTTTCCCAGCATTTACAGATGAACTCAATTCAGTATTGAAATGAACATCTTTCCATGAAGCTAATCCGGTAGAAGCTACATCAAGTGTAGAATCTGACCCAGTAGACAATGAATATCCATATCGTCCTGCACCATAAAAACCACCACCATAGCTGTCATCACCATATGGTCCTGTCGAACCTGAAGGTGAATATTTACCTGTTTTACCTCCGAGAGAACTATTTTTATCCATTCCCTGTCGATTACTTCCATATTGAAAATCTAAATAAAAGACAAGCCCTGAAGGTAAATTCATAGGCTGAACTGATACAAATTCCTGTGCGGCAATTTCACCAAAGATTCTACGAACCAAAGGTAAAGCCACTCCTGACCACTCTTCATCGCCTTTATAGGCGCCGGCAGATCCACCAGAAGGACTTGTATAAGAAGCCTCTTTAATCAACTCTCGTGCTTGGTTTTCAAGTAACTGTGCCATTCCGCCTCGTTTAAAATCTCCTTCGAGCCCTTCAAGCAAACCACTTCTTTCCCATTTTCTGACAAGAGTTTTAGCAGCGTCACGTTGCTTCTGATATCCAGAAGTTCCGATTAACGCTTCATTTATATATTTTGACATTTAACTTCTCCTATATTAAAAAGTTATTTAATTAAACCAGCAAGCTGTTTAAACCTATTAGCAACAGAAGCTTCTTCAGTAATCACTTTACGCGATTGCTTAGAAGGTTTTGTTGAACCGGTTTTCGCACTAGCTGATTCTCTAATTTTTGATTTGCGCATAACATTACCGCCTTTAAAACTTTCAGCAAGAGTAGAATACACAAGTTTGATTTCGCGTGTTGTCTGCGCTCTATCAAATGTTTCTACAACTCTAAGTTTTTGGCTATTATCCAACACAAATTCCTTAAACAATTTATTTGTAAACAAAAGTTTAGCATTCAAGATATTGACTTCATGAAGTTTATTCTTTAGAAAAAGAACAGCTTTTTTGTACTCTTTAAGTTCCTCTGACATATTCTGAATATGTTCGGGATCTTTCTTCCCTTCAACATTATCATCATAAGCATCATCTTGCTCTTCAATTTCTTCTTCTTCTTCATCTTCTTGTTCAAAAAGAGATTCATCAATTTCAACTTCTTCATCATCTTCATCTTCTTGTTCAGATAAATCTTCAATATGGTCACTATTCTTGTCACCTTCAACGTTTTGATCATATGCATCGTCTTGTTCCATTACTTCTTCATCATCATCCAACTCATCTTCAAGCTCTTTAATAATTGCTTCAAGATCAAGTTCATCTTCTTCGCCAGGAATTTCATCCTGTTCCAACGGAACTTCGTCTTCGAGTTCTTCATCATCTTCAGCAATAACTGGCGCATATTTTACACCATTTATTTCAATGACTTCGTCTTCCTCTTCGCCAGGAAATTCATCCTGTTCTAAAGGAACTTCTTCCTCTTCGCCAGGAAATTCATCCTGTTCTAAAGGAACTTCTTCCTCTTCGCCAGGAAATTCATCCTGTTCTAAAGGAACTTCATCTTCAAACTCTTCATCTTCGTCTTCACGAAGTTTAGCACTAAGCATAGATTTTAACTGAGGCGTGAATGCTTCCTCTAACGCCATTTTTGCATTTGCTAGTGCAGTCTCACGAACAGCTCGAGCATCAGCAATAGCTTCTTTTAAAAGATCACTCATCAATCTTCTCCTAATATTTATGTAATTGGGAAATATAGTTATTATAAGAACTATAATAAAATTATTTATTTTTTAGACTCTGTATACAGACGAGGACAGAGTATTAACTTGTATATAAATATAGATAAACAATAAAAAAAGCGAACTTTTTGTTCGCTTTTTTTATTAAGGGATTAAAAAGTTTTATTTAAGTTTTAAAGCCCTTTTGAGTTCCTTTTTCTCTAACTTGGTGAACTTAACACGTTTCTTAGCATCGTTAAGCGATTGATCACCCTTTGATTTATGATAACTTCTATACCCAAAAGCTTTGGCAACCAGTTTCTTCTGTTTCTCGTCTAATTTGAGTTCAACATTACCGACACCAACTTTAAGATTGTTGACTTTAAAACCAAACATCTTTGCAAGTTGTTTATGATCGGATTTACTTATAGTGATAACTTCTCTCTTAACCTTCTCGATAGAAGCAGCGTCTTTATATCCAAATGCTTTGGCTACTCGCTTCTTACCTACTCGAGTCGATTGTGTATTATTATTACCTTTTACTTTATCGAGCCCTGAAGCGTCTTTGAAACCAAATGCCTTAGCAACCCTTTTCTTACCTGTTCGGGTCGATTGTGTATTATCATTACCTTTTACTTTATCGAACCCTGAAGCGTCTTTGAAACCAAAAAGTTTCGCAACTCTCTTCTTATCAGACCTGCTGATTTTAGTAGTAGACTTACTACCCTTTTTACCCAATGAAGAAGCATCTTTGAAACCAGCTGCGACTG